GCATTACTTCTGCGTGGACTTTATCAAAATCTTCTGGATCTTCTAAATCGCCGGAATCTTTTGAGAACATCTTGTTAGAAACTTTGTCATATGTTTTTCTAAGATACATGCCTTCTTCGCCCATGCCCTGTTCCATACGCATAAGAAGTTCATCTTCACCGTCAGGACCGTCTGCTATTTTTTGCAGTTTAGCCATCATTTCTGGATCGTCGTCTTCGCCCAATTCTTCTCTAGGACCATCTACAATACCGCGAAGTCTTTCGATGTCCATTCTTGGCGACATCGATGGCATGTCCATAGGACCTACTTCTTTTGCTCCGCTCATGCCTGCGTTTTTCATCATGCTAATTAAATCTTCAACATGCTCTTTACCACTTGCATTAAGTGATACATTCATCGATACTGGATTGCCTTTGTCCATTGGTGCAGGCGGCATATCCATTCCACATTCTTCTAGAGTTTCTAGTAGTTTTTTCATTTCCATTTTAGTTTGCCTCCGGTGCCGCTGCACTTGGATTGTGCTCACGTTCTTTACGAGCTATTTCTAGCTCTTTAAGAAGATCCATTACGCGATTTTCGCCAACACTGTCTTGTGCGCTTTCTCCGCCCATATCTTCTTTTGTTAATTTTGTTTCATAGGTAGTATCTTCTGGCATTTCTTGATACTTCTCTTGCATTTCGTCTGGATTACGTACAATGATATATGATTGATTAATATTGCAGCATTGTCCAATGTATTCTTGAAGTACTTGTTGTGTCGAAGGATAGTTTAGTTCAACTTCGTAGTAAGTAACTTCCATATTTTGCAGTTGTGGGAAATCTAACGGACGTTCTTGGATTGGTGTTTTTTTACCTTTTGACATCGAAGCAACACTATACTTTTCCAAGCAAGATTTAATGCTATCTTCACAGCCTTCTGGTAGTTCGCCAGCAATACCAATTTTAAAACTATAGGTCTTTTTAGACTCGTTTAATATTTCTTGAAATCGTGTTTCCATTATACATATCCTATTATATGTTATTTATCTTTATCAAGACCTTTGAGCTTCTCTAGTAGACTGTTTCTATCAGTGACAACATAGCCTTCACCGTTGATCATTCCGTCATCGCTTGCGCCGCTGTCCTTGTCCATTTTTTCTTTTTTAAGTTGCAGCTCGATCATCTTTAGCTTTTTATCTAGTTTTGCTGTTTTAGCATCTAATGCTGTTTTTAGCATGCCGCCTGCAACTTCAAACACTCTACCGCTATAACGACTTTCAACATTCATGCCGAGATCCATTAAATCTTCGTATGCTTCTAGAGCACGATTTGATATATCTTCGAGTTCTGTATCTGCTTTGTCGCCTAAACCCTTTACTTTAGGAAGTGCTGAAGAAATTTTGTCAAAATCTTCTATGTCACGAAAACTGTCTTCGTGAGCAAGCTCTTGTTTGGCTTGTGCTTTTTCTTGTTCTTCTGCTTGCTTAATAATTTCTTTGGAGTCGTCCATGTTAAGCAAATCTTCTAGTTTTTTAGTCATAGTAACTTTCCATTATATGCTACTATTATTTATCGTCTTTTGCCATTATGGAAAATGTCTTGTTCAGTTATAATTCTAAAAAATATACCTTTTTGCTTACAGTAAGATCTTGCAGCTTCCCATTTGGCCTGATTAACAACCCATGCTGCTTGATTGTGTCTGCTACGACCTAGTTTTTCTTTTACGGTTTGGTTTTGAGGTTTTACTTCTATTAGTTCTACACGTTGTTTGCCATTCTTGTCTGCATATGCAATAAAGAAGTCAGGCACATAAATTGTGTGTTTACCTGTGAGTGGATTTCTATAGGGTATTTTAATTGCTTCGCTTGCCCATTTTTCAACACTTGGGTGTTCATCACAAAACTTCATAAAAGTAAATTCCCAACTGCTTCGATAGGTCGGAGTCTTAGTGCCTACATACTTTTCAGGATTTTTAAGGCTATATTTTCCTTGTGCAAATCTACCCATATCATATTATAATATTGCGTTTTTCAACTTTTTCGTATTTTGATTCTATCTTATAACCAAGTGTACTAATTTTTTCTCTATTGTAGTTTAGAACATTAGCAACAATATTACTTAATTGTACATCGTTGTAATCTTGTAGTGTGTCAATAAGTTCAAACACATTTAAGTCATCGACTTTTGCTTGCTGTAGTAGTGCAGAACCAACCGCAATGGCACTTGCTTTTTCAAAACCCTTATTTTCAAAATAGCCTATTACAGCATCAACTTGATTTGATGGATATGATATGCGTTGTGTGAGATATTGATTAAAAAATTCTTTTACTTCATCTGCACTATCTGTTGAATTCTGTTTTGGTAAATTTGTTGCCATGTTATGTATTTCCTAATGGATTTTTTTGACTTGCAACAGTTGTTGTGTTGCCTTGACCGTTTTCTTTAAAATTGGTTATTATATTATTTGCAACGCCTAGCAATTTGGCATTACCGCTTGCTATTTGTTGTTCTACACTATCTTTAATAGCGTTTTGTTCTCTTGGACCTAAACTATCATAAGCTGTAAGGGGGTTCGATTCCCCTAAATTAAATCCTGCAACATTTCCTGTTACTGCACCAATAGCAAGTGCTTTTCTAGCAACAGAATCTTTAAGCGAAGGATTTAAGTCTAGTTCGTCTTGTACTTGATCAATAGTTAGCGGTTTATTAGACTTTTGTGTAGTTAATGCTATTGCGGCAGTAGTTTGCGTACCCGTGCCTCCACTTTTAGGAAAAGTAGTATTAGCAAGGCCGCTCACATTTGTTCCAGTGGCAGTTCTAATAGTTTGTCCTGCTACTTGATATGCTTCATTTCTTAGGCCTTCTTTAGTAAGCTGTTTTGCGTTATTAACAGTACGTGCCGCTGTTAACAATGTGCCTAGATCAGCTTGTCCACTGGCAATGTCACCTAGTACACTAGTACCGCCTGCTAACACACCTGCGCTGCCAAATAAACTAGCACTGCTTCCTGCTGCATTTGGACTAGGTGTTGCATCGTAATGTTCTGTAGCAAATCCTTTAGGAGCGTTACCTTCTTCGATAGGACCATCTGCATAAAACACAGTTTCGTATGCAATAGTCATTGTGTTTTGTACCGGCTCTGCACCTGCACTATTATCAAGTGTGTCGTGGTCCCAACTTTGAATTATGGGATTTACAAGCGTCATTGTTAAGTATTGATGTCGAGCCATTTGACTTATCTGTATACTTGTAAAAAACGGCTCGTACTGATCGTTATCTAAACCAAATCTATCCGAGTTAGCTGATTCGCCTTTGTATGCGTTAAATCTATCATAAGGACGAGCTGTTTGATTAGGTTTACCAGCTCCGTCTCTGCTCCCATATGTTCCATCTCTATAATAATATTGATAGTATGCTGACCATAACTGCGTAGTTAAGCCCATGTTATCATCGTGGAATGTTAGTGTTACAGGACCATAATCAATTCTAGTTTGTAAAACTTTTTTACGATTATATTTGTTTTTTGTTTCTACACTAATATCAAATTTAGGTAGTACCACTGCTTTGACAAGCATGTTAATTTCGTTGCTGTGCCTGCCGCTCCACCCTGGCATTATCTTGTTTACAAGTTTTTCATTAATGTTTAGTGTTGCGTGATATAGAAACTTTTGTTTCGGTGCTAGTCGAAAGTTATCATCTGTGTACAACCGAGCCGCGTGTGCGTAGTCAGCCATATCTCCTTTTGGTGATAATGCACCGTTTACTAAGTTGTCGAAAAATCCGTTAAATATGCTTGCCATACTAATATTTATCCGATAAGATAAAGTGCGTATATAAAGAAAAAGGGAGCATTGCTCCCTAATTCCGTTGACATGTTGACTAGTTTAGCTTTTAGCTTGTACCAGTAGTAGATGCAATAGCAGCAACACTTCTGCCAATAGCAGTACCAATACCGCCGCCGCCTGCGCCTTGTGTTTGAATTGCGTTATCGTACTTTACAGTAAGTGCTACTGTTACAGGCTCGTTAGCAGAATATGCTAGTGAGTTGTAGTTTGCACTTTCTAAGTAACAACCATATAATTCAAAAGTTTCTAATACTTCTGGTGCAAAGTTACCGTTACCACCGTCTAAAATTTCAATTCTAGTTACAAACTTATAGTCGATACCTGATGCTGCACTTGACTGTTCCATAAAGTCAAACTGTCTTTAACTGTCTTTGTAGTTGTTCGCCAACTAGCTTTTGTACTGCACCTGTTGCATCGTCTCTTAAGTTTAGTGTAATAGCTTCCCAGGTATGTTTACCTGCAAGATAAACTCTTGAGTTGTATACGTCAACAGTCATTGTCTCGAAGCTAACGTTAGGTCTAGTAACATCAACTACCTGTTTAGTTAGTTCTGTAACCTCTCCTGCGCTAACACCAAAGTTCTCCAAGCTCACTCTAAAGCGATATTGAAGTTTTGGCATGAGCAACCCCTGTGTGTTGTTGCTCGCGTCCGAAGCCAATGGAACTGTGATTTTTGATAATGATGAAATAGCCATTTAATTTGCTCCTAATTTGTTATATATATTTATCAATTTACAGTCCTGCTATTTCACCGGTATTTTTCAAGCGTAGCGGAATGTAAACAAACTCTACTGCCTTAACTGGTTCAATTGCAATATCTAAGTATAGTTCGTTACGATCTATACGTGCTGGTGTATTGTTGCTTTCGTCACATACAACTAAGAAGTCATATAGTGCTCTAGCACCCACTAGCTCAAGCATTAAGCTCTCTGCTGCCTGTTTGATCTGATCACGTGTGATCTTGTCATTTGGCTCAAAGATATATGGCTTAGCTAGTTTATTCAACTGCGAACGTAAGTAAATTACCAAACGTGCTACGTTGATTCTATCTAGTGAGCTTGCACCTCTTGCACGAGTCTTTTGACCGTATGCAACTAGTCC